TTCCATTCTTCAAATACTTGATTAGAATTAAATTTAACATCTATCTGATTTAAAAAAGTTTCATCAGCTCTTAACTCAGGAAATTCTATCATTAATTGAATCTTGATTGGTTTGACAATCAATTCTCTAAAGTTAGCTCTTAATCTTCTAACAAAGTTATGAAACTTAATTTCATCTCTTGTCATTTCAGAAGCATCACTAGCTACGTTACCACCACCTTGATCTGATTCAAATCTACTTAAAGGAATCTTAGAAGCTCTTTTAAGTGCTTTATAAAACCAAGATAACATAGTTTCATCATTTAAATCATGTCCTTGTGGAGACGATAGTTCCATACTAGGTTTACCAGTATCTCCTTCAGGAAACCATAATTGTTTATTATAAGGTAAATGTTTACTACCATTCATTTTAATAGTCCCTAAGGAATCATCCCATTCTACTTCTTCTGAATAATCAGCTATTAATTGACCTATTTGTTCTTCTACTTTTTGTCTAGACATACCTTTAACTGGTATACTAAAAACTTGATAAATACTAGCGTTTAATATGTTAAACATTATTCTAGTTTGTTCNAATATCTTTAATTGGTTATAAGGTCTAATTAGTCCTTCTACATATGAAATTTCACTAAAGTCATTTTGTGTAGAATATGATATATAAACTATTTGTGAATCTAAGAATATTCTTCTTAATTGTGGATCTTCCGGATATTGAATCCAAAGATTACCAATTGCTTTATCATAAGCCGGTACTAATGTATCTGCTTGTAATCTATTAAATCCTATAATGTTTTTATTTTTATCATCATAAATTATCTCAATGGCTATATAACCATCAATAAGGAAATCCTTCATNTAATTATAAGCTGTTATACTATCAGAGAATCCCATTCTATTATAAACTCTTTCAAATATCTCTTGATATTTATCAGAAACTTCGGTTGGATAATCATTAGAGAGTGATTTCGGTTCACAGAAATCTCTATCATCATCATAAACAATAGCTTCATCAGCGATNATAGATACNAAATCTCTTANNTCATCTTTAATAGCATATTCTCTAAGTATTCTTTTCTTATCTGAATATGATTTATCTAAATAAGGAATAGATTTCTTATCCAAAACTGATGATATGGCTCTTCTTGAAAAGAAGTCATACATAGAACTACTTCTAGAAGCAGTTGGGTCTTCGTTTATACCAACACCTACTTGGTTCTTAATAACCATGTCATCATAATTCATACCGAATGATGATACTTGTCTTAGTAATCTAGAGAATAGTCCAGTGTTTTGTTGTTCTGAATATCCTATTTCTCCTTGTTCATTAAAGGGGTTGTATGATGCCATTAAAAATAGTTTTTATTTATATATTAAAATACTCTTTTATAAATATTTTATCCATACTTTTGTATGCTTTTTTGTATTCTTTTTATGTGTCCACTCATCTTTTGATATTTCTCAGTTATGTCNGTTTCTATATNGTACATCTCATCTAAAGTCATNAACATTATTTCTTTATGTCTTTGTTCTCTACCACTCAATTTAGCTTCCCATATACTCATCAACTTATTTGGGTCATACTTATTTATAGGATGTTGGTGATATAAAAATCTAGGAAGTATATTCAAAGATATTTTATGCACAAATTTTATCTGAGCTGAATTATATTCTACTAAAGAATATTCAAATCCAACTTTTAATAATTCACCATACATTCCAGCAAAGTCAACTTTCAAAGGTCGTTCATTTTCTATATCTTCTTGTATAATAAACTTATCGAAAAGTTTAACCCTTATCTCAATAGGTATAAAATTGAAATTAACAGCTATTAAAATAACCTTATCCTTAAACTTTTTAAAATCNACTACAAATACTGGAGAATATTTCATCCAATTAGAATCATCATGATAATGTAAGAAATAGAAATTACCTGGATATATATCGGATATAGGAACATTTTCTATATATTCTGAATTTTTCTGATAAGCCTCATAAAAGAAAAGTGAATTGTTTTTAAAATTATCAACAACACCATTACCATTAACTAATAAACTTAAATTTAATTTTTCCATTAACACACCCATGAATTTATATATAAATAAAATTAATCCTTATTAATGCAAAATGTTTTAAGTAAGAACAAAAATTATCACCAAGGAGTTTACATACCCAAAAACAAAGATAAAGTTGTTAAACTAAACGCAAAAGGTGGTGTTATATATAGATCATCTTGGGAGAAAACTATGATGATATGGTTAGATAATAAAGAAGATATAACTAGATGGGGATCTGAATGTATTTCTATACCTTATCAGAAAACACATTTTGATGGTGGTGATTTAAAAGTTAAAACACATACTTATTATTCTGATTTTTATTATGAGCTGACACGAGAAGATGGAACAAAAGAAAGAGTAGTAGTAGAAGTTAAACCTATGAAAGATTATAGTATGGTAGTAGCTTTACAAGAAGGTAAATTAAAAATACCAGAAAGTAAAGGTAAAAAGTTAAAGAATTTTGAATATGATTTAAAAATGGCTTATACTAACCAACAAAAATGGAATACTATGATTGAATTTTGTAAGAAAAAGGGATATAAATTCATAATAATAACAGAAGAACATATCAAAAGAATGGGTCGTTAAAAGTCTTTAAACCTTTTTAATCTATTGTTATAACTCAAATCATATGATTTAGTATCAAATAAATTCATCTTATTAGAAGAAACAAAATGTGTAGTTAAAGTTTTCTTTCTTGTGTTCATATCACCCAATATAATATCCTTTAAATACTCATCAGTATTTGATAATAATTTTCTAAATAATTTATTAAAAGATGACATTCTTGATATATCTGTTTTATTATCACCATAGTAATAAACATCATCAACATCTGTTAATTTCTCATCAATGAAAATATTATTCTCAGTTTTATACCCAACTAAATGTTGTAAAAACAATTTCATTTTCTTGTAAATAAGATTATCACCATCCAATACTTTAGTAGAATCTTCTATAAGAAAATAAAAATCTCTTGGTTTAATACCATTTAATCTTAACTTTTGGTTTAATTCTTCTACTATTTTTTCATAAAAAGGATTTTTCATCTTAGAACAAACTATATAAACAATATCATTAGTTCTAAACAAATGTTTAATAGAACTTAAATCTAACTTATAGTTTAATGATTCTATATTTTTAAATTCAGTAAATGAAAAAGTTAAATCAGAAACATTAGCTTTTATTTTTTTACATCCTAATTTAATAGAATCTAACATTTCTTTATTGAAATAAAAATACTCACCACCAATTCTTAACTTTAAATTTTGATTTAAAAATAAACCTTTTTTCAAAACATTATAATCTGATTTACTTAATTTAAGAACAGGACTATTTGGTTTGGATTTATCAATTATCCAAACTTTTTGTTCTACTTTAACAAAAGTATCTATGTCGAAAAAGTGCGCTACCATTATCCTATTTGAAATATATAATAATCTGTACCATCAAATTCAACTTCATGTTGAATACCATCGTAGTTATTTAATGTTTGACCAAATCCATCCATACTAATAACATCTTCTATTAATTCATCTTTATTAATGTAATCTTCTATATATTGTTTAATTTCTGATTCTCCATATCCAAAATAATTTCTTAGATGGTCTAATGGATCATATTGAATTTCTTTTTCTCTATTAGACATATAAGTATCATAAGCATCTTCAGACATTTCCCAATGGTCGTCATCATCTTTATCTTGTGCTTCTCTACAAAAATCATAGAACTCAGATCTTTCTTCTTCTAAATCATATAACTCATCCTCATCTTCAGTGTTAAAATTATCAGGTTCTTCTAAATCAGATAACATATCCTCTAAGTCACTTAATATAGATTCTATATCATCAGAATCTAATCCATCCTTTTGTTTAAAATATTTATCAGAAAGTTCAACAATTTGTTCTTTATCTTTTGAATTATCTTTAATAAACTCAATTACTTCTTCTAAT